AAACCACTACCAGTAGTTAATACTTTATCAATAAGCTGTTTAGCAATATCTACAACAGGATCTTCTTTATCTGGTTTTGGAGCATTTGACTGACCTGGTATTGTTTCGATCATATTCATAGGTCGTAAATATACCTCATGATGAGACTCAACATCAAGTCCGACTGCTTGTCTGGCCTCTCCGATTGTTACCCAACCACCTTGTACTGCTGTGTTCATACGCTTATATAGATCATCTTTATCTTGAGATAAAGCTCTTACATCTTCAAGGTCAAACTTAATTGCTAGTTCACTTGATGAAGGAAAATCTACTCTTAGTAATTGATGTGTAAGTTCAGAAGCTACAGTTTTCCATAACGGAACAAGTTTCTGTTCTGTAAAAAATTCTCTTAGTTCACGAGTGTTGTTGTATGTTGCTGCGTCTAAACCAGCACCGAGTCCAGCCAATATTGCTGGGACACCTAAAACAGCCGAAACTCTCTCTTCAGGCAGTTTTCTAAGTTCAGTCAGATTCATCTGATCTGGTGAGAAAGAGATGACTTCTACATTCATAGCGCCTGATAAAATCATTGGCGCACCTCTGTTCTTACCACCGAACTTTTGCTTGTACATCGCAGAGATAGCCTCAGCTTCCTCTTTCGATGGACCGCCCATAGAGTCATCTTTAGGTGAGAGTATGACACCTGGTACAGCCATATTATTTAAGAGTGCTGCTGCATACTGTCCTGCCGCCTCATCTCCTAAGATTTCTCTTAATACAGATTTTAATGGAGCAAAACCTCGTCTATGGTTATTTGGATCTATGCCTTGTCTGATATGCACTATGTCTGAGGTTGGAACGACTATACTACTACTTCCCAAACCCCCATAAGGATCGTATTTGTAATGTGTGATCAGATCATTTTCGTTACCTTTAGGTTCTACCATATTTGGCATTAAAGGTACAAGCTCTACCACATTTCCATCGCTGTTTCGGTTTTTATATAAATAAGCATCACCATGAGCAGATAAAGAAACTACGATGTAATGTGATAACAAAACTCCTGATGTGTATGGATTAGGTCTGTTTAATAAATCTAAAACAGGATGTTTTTTAATTCTTTCATTATGTAATTCACCTGTATCGTTTATAAGAACTGTTCTTGGTTCTGCAAATGAAGTAGATAATACATTAAGACAGGCTACAACTGCTGAGTTGTTAGATCCATCTCCAATATCATCTAATTCTGAAGCTGGCCAATAACCTGCGTCTGTATTGTATCCGTATACAGCGTTGTCTAAACTTGTTTGTTGATTATATCTACTGTATTTCTGTTCTTGTCTTTTCGTAGGACTATTTAAGAAGTCGACAGCTCTACGAAATCTTGATTTGTCATCTGCCATTTAAAAAGCGATCCATTCTCTTCTCACTTGGGCGCATAAAACCCCATAACTTATTGCATCCACTATGTCATCATGATGACCTACTGGAAATGTCATTAATTCTCTTTCGACATCAGGTAGCCACATTGCCCCTTGTCTAAAGTATATATCACCACTTTCCATTCTTGCGGCAAGTGGCATTGCTCTAGAAATCTTATCTTTATCAGCTTTCAATTCTTTGACAGCTAATCCATCTCTTTTTGCAAACTGTATGAGTGAAAGCTGGAAACCAGCTCGTTCCATACCAACCCATTGTAAATCATATTCTTTCATTTTTTGTCTTATTCGAGGTATTATGTCAGGTGCTTGCATTCTCTGTCTATCAACATCTAAGATCAAAATCTTACCTTGTGGTGTTACAGCACAGCTTGCAATGACTGTATAGTCTGCTGTCTCACTGACACTTGTTGCTAGATCTACTGTAGCAAATCTTGTACATTCATCTAAACTAACATTTTCACTGCCAGTAAAATAACGACCATTTTTTTCTTTAAAGTATTTAAGCCACTCAGGTTTTAGTAATCCTTGCCCAGCCTCGACAAATTCTGCCAAATATTCTTGTGCATAGACAATAGATCCTACTTCTGTTTTTGCTTGCTCGACTTCTTCTTTGTCAACCAAAGGATTTGACCAACTTGGAAATTGGAACCTTTCCCAATCACCCTTACCCTCAGCCATTTCCCATAATTCATAAAACCAATTGTTCATACCGATTGGAGTGGAGATAAATAAAGCACCACCTTTTCTTTCAGTAAGAGTTGGTCTTAATACCTGTTGCCAAACATCTGGCTTTACGAATGCTGCCTCGTCCATAACTAAGAAATCTAAACCCTCACCACGAAGTCTATGTGGAGTATCGGCAGATCTTACTGCAATGGATCCACCAGTTTGCTCAAACTTGACTTCCATGTTTACTAAAGAAATATTGGGTTCTAGTGTTTCTGGAAAAGATCTAGCACTTTCTTGTATATCTCTCCAACCAATACGAGCAATAGAGTAAGTAGGTGCAACCCACCAAGCTCTTTTACCTTGAAGTGCTGCTTGCATACATAATTGAACACCGAGTCTTGATTTACCAAACCTTCTGCCTGCACACAGTATTTTCCAACGAGCATCGCTATTAGCGACTTCTTGTTGAGCTTCGTGTAATGCAGGAAATCCGATAACAAAAGTATCAGAACCGACTTTAATTTCTAGTTTGCTAGTTTTAGACTCCATCCATTGAAGTCTAACACAGCTTAATGATCTGAGTCATCAATAACTCTTAAAACAAATACATAACCAAACTTGTTAAGTAGTGTTCTATTAGCTATTGCTTGAACTTCCTCTTCTTTACTATAAGTATCTTTATTTGGAATTGATATGAAATCAATGATTGAAAAGTCTGTATCATCATAAATTAAAGAAAATATGTTTTCTAATTTACAATCATCTAGATCTTTAGATATGAAAAATAGTTGAGATCCAGGTTTCATAGCTGTTGATAGATTAATAATTTGCTGTCTAATAAAACTAGCTGGATCAATATCAGCAGCATTATCCAAATAGTCGAGAATATTTAAAATTACGATATCTGCTTCTTTTAATTCTTTTGGATAGTGATCAACTGTCCAATCGCCAGCTTTAACTTTTTTTGTTTGAGCGTGAGGATATAAATCATAGCTACTGCACTCAAAATTAAAATCTTTAGCAACATCATAAGTTACTTGGTATTTATCCGTAAGATCAACAACTTTCGATAAATTTTCTATATCTCTGTCTTCAAACCAATAAAAAAGATTAAATAGCATTTGTGGCGGTGTTTTCTGATCGTCATTAACACCATAGTTAGACATAGGCTTTCCGAATGTCCAAACATTACTAGATTTTATATTTATGTTTTGATACAACATAATGTTTTCTTTATCGTTGTCATCTAACAATTCTTGAACTCTATGTTTCTTAACCTCTTCTCTAGTTCTTGCAACGCTATAATTATCGTCACGAGCCTTAGACAAAAATAAATCTTGATCTTGTTGACCTAATTGTGCGATCTCACAATGAATAGACCATGAAACTTCTGGCAATCGTCTTTCTTTTTCTATTTGCCTAGCAACATAGCTTGCTTTACTAAAAGTAGAATAAGGTATTTCCATAGAAAGAGCTTGACTTGCTGCCTCACCATACTTTCTTTCACCAAAGTTCCACCAATCACCAAGCCACCACATAATATTCTGTGTTGTTTGTATTAATTTAGATCCGATATCTAACCATTGTTCAAAAGTTGTTTCATCGGCTAATTGCATGTAGGTTGATTCCCTACGATTTTCTGTATTTACTATTTCTCCCATAATTACTTAATTATATCAGGTATCTAAGACAATTTTTAAAAAAAATTATTATTTTGGACATCAGGATCAGCTTAGGGAAAAACAAACAAAAACCTAAGGGATCCTGATAAGTATCAGACTAAGAACTTTTCAAAAGAAGATTTGATATTTCCAATATTTACTCTTGATCTCACTTCAGAAACAGGCTGACCATTTTGAAATGCGATGAAAGTTGGAACACCAAAAATATTATATTGAGTAGTTACTGTTGCAGCATTTTCTATATCGACTGCTACGAACTCCACCTTTTGATCTTTCCACTCTTCATTGAGGGACTCTACTGCTGGTGTAATCTCTTTGCATGGAACACACCAATCAGCTTCAAACTTAACAATTGTAGTTATATCGTCTCTTGAGATTGTTTCGTTAAAGTTGGATTGATCTATTTTCTTAATCATAGTTAAAACATCGTAGCACAAAAATTTAAAATTTAAAATTTATATGTATCATGATATTTATGAAAAAGTTATCGATAGTCTCAAAAGAAAATGCACCAGCTTTAAATCGTAAAGCTCGTAGATTTTTAGCAAAGAAGATCAGAAAAGATCTTGCAAGAGAACAAAAAGTAGTTAAAAAAGATAAGGCTAACCCCTAAGAGTTAGCCGATGATGGGAGGAAGTCGGTTTAGTAGCCGACAATCCATAATAGACTATATGATTTTTGTTTTGGGTAAATAAAAAGCAGGTGTCTTGGCACCTGCTTTTCACTCTAATTCAGTTCACACGAAAGGCTTTTTCTATGAACAATATTAAGTTTACTTCTCTTCAAATTTTTTGCAAATACTTAAATATAAATTAACAAGATCATCTGCGTCTTGAACTAAATTAATTCCTTTGATCCTCATGTAGTTGAATTGTTTTAAAACAACTTCTTTAAGATCTCCATCGGATATTAATTCGTCAATAGCATCTTCTCTTTTAGTACCTGCTGGGAAATTGGGTATTTCTGCCATTATTGTGTTCCTTCTGCCTTGATCCCAGTTAAAATTTCGTATTCCTCATTTAAAACTGGTGATATTACAGGCTCTATGTAGTCGTCTGCTCCAACGATCCTATTCTGCAATTTTTCAAGTGCTTCACTAGGACTGCCAGCAGTTTCCGTATATACAATTTCGTAATCAAGCTGTGGTTCTTCTGCAACTTCATCTTCGTCCTCTACATTGATATACTTTTTTTCTATATCACAACTATAATCAATATCTTGTTGCTTTAATAGATCGTTCTGAGATTCTTGTTTAAAATCAAATATCTTTTGTACTTTTTTTATTGCTTCTTGTTCTGATTCAACTTTGATAATATAATCTTCTGTTAAATGGAAAGTAACCATTACTTTCATGTCAACTCCGTATTTTTTGGAAAACTATAATCTTTTCCGTTAATTTTATGTATAACTTTTTCTTCAGTTATTAGTCCGTTATTTCTATTCATTAATTTATTAACAAATATTTTTAATTTGAAGTATTCTAATATTTTTTTCATATCTACTAGCCCTTTCTACCCCCTCCATTATATACTCTTTTCTTCTCTAGTCTACTCTAGTCTAGTCTTCTCTACTCTACTCTACTCTAGCGCAGGAAATCCGAGTCAACCTGACACGGAAGTCCTAGGACAGTGACACGGACAAGAAAAATGTAAAATTCAATAAACATAGGGTATAAATAAATTTTCCGATATCGGAAAAAATCAGTCATTGGCTATCAGTAATTTGCAAATGCACAAATTTTGTAGATTGTGAATTATTTTTCACAAAAAACGATCATTGTGAAATAAATATTTAACAATAATTGACTTTAAAAACCGAACAAATGTTCTAATATTGTCAGCTATGGATTATATTGTTGGATTTATTTGCGGCTTTGCTCTCAAAGAAGTATTTGCCATGCTTAAAAGGTTAAGTGATTGGGATTATAATAATCGTCTTGGCTACACATTAGATCTAGAACCTTTTAACGAGGATGATCTACCTTAACAATCTCTGGATCAAACACTAAAGTATCCTCAATAAGTGATCTAATAATTAATCTACCTACCAGTTCAGAAAACTGTGGAACAACTCCGTTACCCAGAGCTTTAAGTCGATCAACATCATTTTCTTTTCTTTCGGCAACTCTAGATTGACCATCTTCCCAATCATTACTAACTCCCCAATCGTTTGTTAGTCCAAGCTCAGCCAACCATCTGGGTAGCCCATGAGTCTGTTCACCCATGCTGGATTGAGGCGCATCCCAATCAATGTGGGATCTCGTTCCCCAATGTCCTGTTCCAAAGTAGAGCCATGTTTCCCTGCTCTCGCTGATGGGGTATGGCGATTGACTGGCTTTGATGCTTGAGAGGCTGCTGGTGTCGAAAATGTTTCCTTTTTCCTCACCTGCACTTTGTCTGCTAGGTTCAGGGATCTGCTCTCGCCCCCTTTCTTTGCTACCCTCCTGCCCTTGTCGTTCAATTCCAAATTCTTGTGTTCGTTGTCCTGTGTCGAGGGAGTCGGCCACATTTCCATCTCCTCTTTGGTTTTCCACTCCATTACCTGAACTGTCATCAACTCCTTGTCGTACTTGATCTCCTCTAAGTGTGGTTTGATCTGAATCCACTGATCCACTGTCGGATGACTGAAGTACTTGTCTTTCCTGAACCAGTGATCCACTGTCGACTTCTTGATATTGGTCAACTTCTGTAGTTTGGTTGCTGATGTCTGACTTCTCAGATAATCCACGAACTCCATTTGATCTGGAAGCATTGGTCTCTTGACTATCTCGTGATCCTGGTAATACTCCATCAAGGTCGGATCCTTTTCTATCATGTCCATCCATACTTGATCGCTCAATGTTCTCTGTATTCGATGACCTGTAGCTCTCCTCGTTTTCCCCTGCATCAGTTTGGTTGCGTGTTTCAGGCTGTCCTCTTTCTGATCCATTGTTGTCGGTGTTAGCCAAATCTTCGGATTTTCTCGCAAGTTGCCAGTAGATTTTCTTTTGCTCTTCCTCTCTGGATCTCCACGATATAGCGCTCTCTCCAAAGCGTCCCCTGATCTCGCTGGCAAGTGGTCCATAGTGTTCGGAGTCTCCCACGATTCCAACTCCCACCCATCTTTGTCTTTTGTGCCTTGCTCCAACGAACTTTGCTGATATAAGTTGCCATTCAAATCTATAATGGCGCATTTCGGCCACACTTTTGAGGACACGATGAATTGCTTCTCCGTTGCTTGCTCTGAGGATGTTGGGGACATTTTCCAACATGAAGACTTGTGGTCGTAACTCATCAATAAATCTTTCGACCTCATCCCATAACCATCTTTCATCTAATACTCCTTTCTGGTTTCCTGCCACGCTTACAGGCTGACATGGAAAACCTGCCGTTATCATATCTACTTCTGGTAAATATTTTGTATTTATATCTTCTACATTTTTGTGCATTACTAAACTATCTGGAAAGTTCTTTTTTAAAATTTTTGTACAAAACTCATCATTATCAACTTGCCACTTAACATCAGTAACTAAGCCTGATCTAATCAAGCCAAGATCTACACCACCTATACCTGCAAACATGCTGCCTAATCTCATGTAAGTCTTTCCTTTGCTATTTTGTAGTACTCTTGAACTAATTCTATACCAATAAAGTCTCTTTGTCCATTACTGCAAGAAACTCCTGTGGTGCCAGATCCCATAAAAGGATCGAGTATAACTTCATCTTTTTGTGTGTAGTTTGTAATAAAGTGATCAGATAAAGATACTGGCATTTGTGCGTTTAAATCTTTTATGTACTTAGTCCCTTTATTTATCTCTACATAATTTTTTAAAAAGTGTTGATTGCCTTTTACTTTCTTTTCTGAAAAACAAAGAACATATTCGACAACATTTGAAACATAATACTGCTTTGAACTAGGTGTAGCGTTAGGTTTATACCAAATAAAGTTTTGTTCTAACACATTCGCGTAATGACCAATAAGTTTAAAAACATCAGCTTTATTTAAAGCATTTGCTTGAATATTCCAAAAAACATAGCCTTTTGTGATCCTAAGCAGTTGATCTATGATTTCTGTACACCAATCTAAGTAGTTATCTTTATTGTCGGAAAAGTGCTTATATTTACCCTTAGCTTTAGAATCTATTGATCTACTTCTGCCAATATTGTAGGGTGGGCTAGTAAAAACATGATCTACGCTGTTTTCTGGCATTTCTGATATTATTTTTAAGCAATCTCCGTTAATTAACTTCAAATCTCGCCTTGTATTCTTTTGTAGGCAATATCATAGAAGTCCTCATCTAACTCGGATCCTAAGAATATTCTGTTTGTTTTCTTAGCTGCAACTCCAGTACTACCACTTCCCATAGTAAAATCAGCTACAACATCGTCCTCATTTGTAAATGTTTCAATTAAATTAACAAGAAGATCAACAGGTTTTTGAGTAGGGTGGTGTTTTTCGCTGTCTCTAGGGTACTTAAGTATGTTACTTTTGAATGTATCTTCATCAGATAGATTGAAAGTTTGCATGTATTGATCGTTTATATTTTTAAGAAGATCGTAAGGCATAAACTTTTCGTTATCTTGAATCTGATATTTCTCAACAATTTCGTTATAAGTTTCCTCTGTACATAGCTTAAACTGTGTACTTCTAGTTCTAAAAGTATGATCAGCCTTTTGTCCAAATTCCATAATCAAGCGAGCTTTACTTTTTCCTATATGCTTTAATAACCATTCAAAGTACTGTCTTAGTGGATTACTAAATGTTGAGTCGTATCTTTTAGTAAATACCAATATATCTTCATAAAAGTTTAGTGGAGCTCTTTTTGCTTGAAAGGCCGCACCGAAGTGATCTTTTTCCCAAATCATAGAATAAGCAAAAGGCAAACTCAATGTTGCGTGATTTACCAAAGTGGTTGTAAACGGCTGTATGCCAAAAAGAATTAATCTACCTGACTCTCTAAGTAGTTTTTCTGACAAGAAGAAAAACTTTTCAAGATCTACAGAGTCATCCCAATCAAATTTACCAAGCATGCCATTTTGAAACCTGCCGTCATCCTCACCTATGTTTTTCATAAGGCCAAACGGAAGATCACATAAGATTAGATCTATAGATCCATCCTCTAGTTGTTTCATAAAATCTAAGCAGTCGCCTTTATAGAGTTTCATTTCCCCAATTATCCCAACCATCAGCTTTTTGTCTGGCAAATAGTTCTATTCGTGGTAGATCTCCACAAAGATCTACAATTTTGTTTCTAACAATATCTGGTTTTTTTGAGTGTTCTTGTATTCTCTCATCAACGATTGAGTGAACACCTGCGCTCTCTCTTTGAGGTTTACCCTTTACCCCTAGAAAGCAAACCTCAGCATTGGCTCTAGTCCAATGTCCCATACCCCAAAACCAAGAGTCTGCTTTCTTATTCTTCTTAACCCAAGTGAACGCAGCACTGCGATACTTGAATCCCCAACTTTCCATTGCCTGTAAACCTATAAGTAATTTAGGAAAAGTAATCCACATAAATAAAATACAATTTTCGTCTGCTATATCTTGCACTGGTAGATCGTAAATCTCTTGGGGTTTCATTTGAGGATACTTGCCGTCCCAGTTTCTTTTAAGAAAACCTGAATCATAAGACCAGGGTGGATCGGCATATATAATATTATATTTTTTTTCTGGAAAAGGTATTAAATCTCGTTCCCCCATGCGTCCCATCCTTTATTCGTATTCCTTGTAAACAATTCAATTCTAGGGAGATCGCCACATAAGTCAATGATGTTATATTTCTTATCAGGGAAATCCATAAAAATATTATAATAAAGTCTTGCTTTAATTTCTAGTTGTGCTTAAATTAACTTATGAAATAAAGAGTCCTCTTCGGTCTTTCTAGATCAAAGGACGACTCCTTTTTTTCGTATTACTGGCATGAAGCCCTCTAGCAATAGAGGGTTTTTGTCTTATGTAATACTTTTCCGATGTCGGAAAACTAAGAACTATATTTTATATTAAATTCGATTGTCTTACCTTCTGTGGTTGCCTCAAGTTCTCTACCATTCCTACCCCAGTCTTGTGGGTTAGATCGTTCTAAGAACCAAGCACTAGCCTGCCAAACGCCACTATTAGCTGCTTCAGTGATATTTGCTATGTGAGAAAGCTCGCCCTCTATTTTTGCCTTTTTTAAGGACTGCCAAAACTCCCACAAGTTAAGATCATCAGCGTTATTTATGCGTTCTGGATTGCCTAAACAGGCTTTATCTATCTTTACAAACTCTCTTTGCCATCTATAAAAGGTGGTTTCGGAGATCCCTGCAAAGTCTGCCGCTTTCTTTTGTGACAATCCCAGCTTTAATCCACTAGATAATTTTCGTACAGTTTCATTGGTCAGTTTGCTTGGCCTACCTACAATCTCTATATCAAAATCCTCAGGATCCTGGATCGTGTCTAATGTATTCCCGTTACCAACGGAATCTGTAACTATCTCTATTTCATCGCTCATACCCCAATTCTATAGGATCT